TGGGCCCCGCTCAAGCCGGGTTGCAAACCCGCGTCGCAAGACGTTTTGAGGGTCGTGTTTGGCTGTCAGACTTCTGATTCCCTATAGCTGGTTACTACGTATATCAGTTATCTGGAGTTTCGTCTCATAGTCGGCACGACTAACGACTTACACCCAGCCACATACAGACCCATCTGAGACTCCGCCGCGAACCTTACGGCTCGGCCCGTACGACCAATCCTCCGAGGAGGGATCGAAAGGACAGTACCACCTGCGTGAGCAGGGATTTCATAGTACTCTAGTCCCCTGCTTCACTGAAGCAACGGGAAAACGGAGTCCTTCATTACAAAGGATGGGTCCATTGTGACTCACCTCGGTAAAGAACCCCCTCTCACATAGGTCGGTACTAGCGTCCCTCGAGGTCCTCCCCCGGCTCCGCCTCCGGCAGAGTCGGCTTAAAACCACGTAGGGCTTTGCCAGCCCAGGCAAGGTTCCGTCGTTCCTTAACCTCTTTCCGGAGAGCATCTCCAGAAAAGGAAAGGTCAAACATCCCCTTACCTCTAGCTCTCGCTAGTGCCGTGAAATATTCCAAGGAATTACCACGGTAACTCTCCAGTACTCGGTCTCGTATTCGGCGACGCCAAAATACGAAGTTCCAAAGTACTGAGTAGGTCCCGGGCACACTCATAGTATCTCGGAAGGCTGACCACGTCATCCCAACGAGATCTAAGAGCTGGTTGATTGTCCTCGACATCAACCACCATCCTAGAGGAGTTCCTATTAATAGGAACCACACCTTTATCTTATGGTGCTTCGCAATGGCCAACCAAAAGCGTATCACTACGCCTTTGCTTAACCAGCGATCCACACCCTTAGGCACTGTTTCCAGTGCCTTGATCCAATTCATTGGATTAAGATTAGCCAGGTAGCCCTTGAAGGCTCGCTCGTCCAGATACCCGTACATCCCCCACTCATCGGAAGCCGGTTTGGCATCCGTCGAAAGGATCTCTTGCAGAGATTCAATCGTGAGTGAAGGAAGTGCGTGCATCAGGAAGATGCCTCGCCAGAAAGGGAAGCCTGGTTGAACCAACATCGATAAAACGATGCGGATCTCGATCCGGAGTTTCCTTATCAGCACGTCGTGCCGTGGGGACACCCGTATCAAGAAACTCAAAGTTCTATTGACCGCTATGGGAAGTAGGGAGAATCCTCTATTCAACAGATGTCGAAAGAAAGGTGCGGAGTCCAACGGGGCCTCCATGGCTTGATGAATTAGGCCAAGGGGGATTCCCGTCAGATCTCCACGAGGGCCGTTGAGCCTTTTGCAAAACTCGAAGACCCCATTCTTTGAGATTATCGACTTTGCAGCCGATATCTCTACCCCAAACCCAGTAACGATCTCTAGATACTTACGAGCCACATTATCATCGAGGATGACGACGTCGTCTCCGACAATAATGTACCCATCGAACCAATCCTCACCACCCTCAAGGTGAGCAGCATACTGGACAATGGCATGGTGTGCCAAGGCCAGCATCGCCCAACTCGAGTAAGCCCCCATGGGTTGCCCCACGAGATACTGGCGAGGAATCCATGCAGACGAGGGTTTAAACCCCTCGTCCTCCGACCATGTGTGCTCTCTATCCCACCATTTACGGTGTAATAGTAGCGACTTCCAACGGGTCGCTAGGTCGAAACCTAACAACTCGCCGAGAAGCACATGGTAAAAGTGCACGGGTATCCTATCCGTGGCTGAGGACAAGTCATATGAGTATGCCGTAGGCATTTCACCTGATACAGTCTGCATCGAATTCAATTTCTCTCGAAACTGATAGACGGCCGACTCTTGGTCGAAGGTCCCGTCGTTGGGGATTACGCGTAGGATGTTGAATATGGCTTTGTGAATCGGCTTAAGAATCAGCTGACTCCAATAGTCCAAAATTGCAACAACGCGTACCTTCCCAGCCGCCTCCTCAATATGATGGAGACGGCTTAACCACGACGTGGTTCCTTCAAGGCTTCGCCACACTGGATAAAGGGCAGTATGGAAGATAGCACACCAACCCATCATTGCAATGATGCGGTAGGTAGCTCTTTTCCCATACAAACCTTCCGACAAGGATTTCCATGTCGCTAGGAGTGGTCTGTTACTTCGAGAAAGCAGCGACGCTGCATCTCTAATAGCAGAGACACTACCCATAAGGCCGTGTGGTCCCACAGAAGTAGAAAGCCAAATAGTAGGTTTCCCTAGTCTAAATTTCGGCAATAGAGCTAGGAATTGAGGTACGTAAATCTGAAAACCTACGAAATCGTCCACCGAGCCGGTGAACGGATCCGTTATGGAATTCAGTTTCAGTTTAGGGGGGCTTATCAAGCCCCTATAGACAGACAGGAGAGTAAGGACTGACATCGTCAGTACCCTATGACCTGAACGTATCTCGCCTCTTAGCCTAGCTGGTATGATCACTGGGAGCGATCCAGACAAGCTTACGAAAGGAGGACCTTGTGAGCTCAGGCTCTTCACCCCCGCAAGGTACAGGTAGACGATCCTCACAGACTCTTTAAGATAAAGAACTGTGAACGCCTGCCCGTTCTTGCGAGTGAGGACTCTAATGTTCTTCGCAAGCAGACGAAGTCCGCAGCGATAAACAGGAGAGACACCAAACAAGAGGCCGAGAAGATTTGGAATCTTCTCTAACCCGCCTCTAGCCAATAACCAGGTGTTTATAGTTCTTAACATGTTGATAATATGTAAGACTACAAATACCAATGCCGCTTCCCCGGGTGGGGAGACATGGTTTGGGGGTCGTAAGCCTAGACGGCCGCTACAGGGGGAGGGGACCTCTTTCGAGTAAACCCTTTCACCCAACACCTTTCCGACGACGTCAGTTGAGTATTGGAAGCTCCCGGGGGCCCATAGCGACGCTGCGCCGAACGGCG